CCAGACTATAGTTTACAAGATTTAACTGCAGCTAATTACGGTATGGGAGTCAATTAATGTTACCTGAAGAACAAGCTATGCAAATGCCTATGCAACAAGATATGATGCAACCACAAACACCTATGGGCGAAGTTAGTCAAATGGAGATGCAAGAAGCTCAACAAGGACTAATACAAATCCTACAAGTTATTGAAACACTAATACAACAAGGCTTAAGTGAAGATGAAATAATCGCACTTTTAGCGCAATACGGTATTACTGAGGCTGAATTAGAGCAAGCAGCTCAAGTATTAGGTGTAGATATGGAGCAGTTGCTTGGTGGAGCACAAATGGAGCAACCGCAAATGGAAGTACCGCAACAGCCTATGATGATGGCTAACGGGGGACCAGCAAGTCCACAAGAAATGTTTGAAGCTTTACCTTTGCCTTTAAAAGGTGGATATAAAATAGCATTAGATGACTCATCTTATTTAGTAAGAGATAGGGATACTGCCTTTGGTCCTAATGGCGAAATAATAGGCGATTTAGTTCAGGTATCAGGCTATTTATCACAATTACCCCAAAAATATAATTCATTATTAGCACAAAAAAACACAGCAGAAAAAATGAATAGGCGTAATATAGGTGCAAATATATTTGAAATGCCAGCAAGTGTTGTTTATCCAGAAGGTAGTTCTTTTGGTGACTCTATGAGAGAAAATAGAGCAAATAGAGCTATGAATCAAAAAGAAATGGCATTAACTCCTGGAGAAATGATTTTTATAGATGCGTATGAATCACATTTTAATCCAAAAAAAATGGCTAATGGTGGTGCATTATCTGATAAAGATATAGCTATAGCTCGTAGTATGCTTACACCAGACAACGAACCTATGTTTCAAAGCAGATCTCCAGAAGGTCAAATATTTTCTTTAAATAATCGTATACAAAATTTAATGACATCTTACGATATGTTAGTAAGAAATAATGAATTTGAAAGAGCGCAGGAAGTTGCTGATGAAATTGATGAAGTTCAACAACAGATTATTGCTATTCAATCTCAAAATATTCAACAAACATTACGTATCCCACCTATGATTCCTAATAAACCTGGAATTACTCCTATGCCACCTATAGCTCCTAAAGGTATGGGATTAGGTCAAAAAAAAAACTAAATTTTAATCAAGGCGGCGAGGCTAGTTTTGGTATTAAAGCTAGGGATTTTATTGGTTCACGTATTTATCCTATTTTTAAAAAAGGTGGAGAAAAATTAGGATTTGACAAAGAAGAACATACGCAAGTTTATAGGGATGTTAGAAACTACATACAATTGTTAGATGAAGAGGGTAAACTATCTTATTTTCAAGCTGATGCAGACCGAAAAAACGATATAGAGGAAATTATTACGCACAGCCTATTTTCTTATAGAGTAGGCGATACAAAATTAAAAAGAGCTGCCATCCAAGCCAAAGATGCAACACAAGCTACTTTATATTCTGGATTATCTGATGTTCGTGCTGAAGAAATTAAAAAAAATGAATTAGGTGATTTAAAAAACAACAAAGCAGGGTTTAAACTTAGAGATAAGTTTGGTAATGACGAATTATCTGCTATGTATAAATTAGCAGATATGATTGAAAAAAATGATGATTCTTTATCGTTTGCTTATGGTACTAATAAAAAAAATACAGGCAACGGACTAGGTAAGAAAAACAAACAATATGCAGGTTTTGCAAATGGTGGTGATATAAACATTAATGATTTACCAAAAGTTAATCCTATACCTGATGTTGGTTCAATAACTCCAATACCCCCTAGAGAAATGCGTGAAGCTTTTGGTGGCCCACTTTACCAAATATTAAATCCAACTGGGAAACGTTTAATAGATAATTTAGGACTACGAGGTGCAGGACTAGGAGGTTTCTTAGAAGCTGTAGTTGGACCAGGTAGTAAATTTAAAGTAAGCAAAACAGCTATGGCTAAAATAAAACCCTTACTACAGCAAAGAAAAAGACAATTAGATTTATCAAAAAATATTGATCCAGTAGAAAGAGCAGCGGCACAAAAAAACGTAAAACAAATTGAAAAACAAATAGATAAAATTATAAGAGATGACCAATCCTAATTTTTCGCACTTATCTGATTCAGAAATACGCGAAACTCTGATGTTGCAAGAGCGTCTTGCTTTAATCGAACAACAAAATAAATGTCAAGAATCTTTTTTAGATTTTATTAATTACATGTGGCCAGAGTTTATTTGTGGCAGACATCATAAAATTTTTGCACAAAAGTTAGAAGAAGTTGCTAATGGTACTTGTAAACGGTTAATTGTTAATATGCCGCCAAGACACACCAAGTCCGAGTTTTGTTCTACCTATTTTCCTGCTTGGATTATGGGTAAACAGCCCAACCGTAAAATAATGCAAACTACTCACACAGGAGAACTAGCAGTAAGGTTTGGTCGTAAAGTTAGAAACATGATGGATACCGAAGAGTATAAAAAAATATTTAGTAAGGTAGAACTACAAGCAGATTCAAAGTCTGCAGGACGTTGGGAAACTAACAAAGGCGGCGAGTACTTTGCAGCAGGTGTAGGTGGAGCTATAACAGGTCGTGGTGCTGATTTATTAATTATTGACGATCCACATTCAGAACAAGACGCACTTAGTCCTACAGCTATGGAGGCATGTTGGGAATGGTATACCTCTGGACCTAGACAGCGTTTACAGCCTGGTGGAGCTATTATATTGGTTATGACTAGGTGGAGTTCACTAGACCTTACTGAAAAGCTCTTAGAAGCTCAAAAAGAAGAGCTAGCTGACCAGTGGGATATTGTTGAGTTCCCTGCTATTTTTGAAGATTCTGGTAATCCTTTGTGGCCTGAGTTTTGGAATATAGACGAACTTAATAAAGTTAAAGCTTCACTCCCTACACAAAAATGGAACGCCCAGTGGATGCAAACCCCGACTGCAGAAGAAGGCTCTATAATTAAACGTGAATGGTGGAAAGCTTGGGAATATGATTCCTTGCCACCAGTCAAATATATTATTCAAAGTTATGATACTGCCTACAGTAAAAAGCAAAATTCTGACTACTCTGCTATTTCTACCTGGGGTGTATTTAACCCTACTCCTGATGATCCAGACTCTATTATTTTGCTTGATGCTCAAAAAGGTAGATGGGACTTTCCTGAACTAAAAAGAGTAGCCTACGAAGAATATAAATATTGGGATCCTGATATGACTTTAGTAGAAGCAAAAGCATCTGGTACGCCACTCACACACGAACTGCGTAGATTGGGTATTCCTGTGGTTAATTACTCTCCTACAAGAGGACACGATAAATCAACAAGGATGCACTCTGTTGCACCTATATTTGAATCTGGGTTAGTTTGGGCACCTCAAAAAAAGTTTGCAGAAGATATGATTGAAGAATGTGCAGCTTTTCCTTTTGGAAAAAATGACGATTTATGTGATACTATGTCTCAAGCCCTAATGCGTTTTAGGGAGGGCGGTCTGGTTTCGCTACATGATGATTATGCAGACGAAGAAAGAGCGGTAATTAAAAGGGCATATTACTAATGGCAATAGAAAAACAAGACAATACCCCAGAACCAATAGATTCTTTACAAGGTACTGAAGATATGACGGTTGCTGTGGAGGCAATAGAAGAAGCAAACGAAAAGGATTTTGAATTACAAGAAGATGGTAGTGCTATTTTAGGTGGTATGGATGACATGCCAATAGATGATGGCTTTGGGTCTAATTTAGCTGAGTTTTTAGATGACAATCAACTCAATACAATATCTATAGAATTAACAGCAGGTATTGAAAAAGATAAATCTTCCAGAGAAGACTGGGAAAAAACTTATACAGACGGTCTTAAATACCTAGGCATGAAGTTTGATCAAGAGAGGTCAGAGCCTTTTGCTGGTGCATCTGGTGTCATACATCCTTTGTTAGGTGAAGCTGTCACTAATTTCCAAGCTCAAGCCTACAAAGAGTTATTACCTTCAGGTGGTCCTGTAAAAACCCAAGTAGTTGGCAAATACGATTCAGTAGTAGAAGAACAAGCGCAAAGAGTAGCTGATTTTATGAACTATCAAATCGTGCATGTTATGGATGAGTTTGATGAAGAGTTAGATCAAATGCTTTTTTATCTACCACTAGCAGGTTCAGCGTTTAAAAAAATATATTATGATGAAAACCTTGGTCGTGCTGTATCTAAATTTATAGCACCAGAGGATTTAATTGTTCCTTATTTCTCAACTGACTTAGAAACCTGTCCTAGAATTACAAATGTAGTAAAAATGCCTGAAAATGAGCTTAAAAAGCTGCAAGCTATAGGTTTTTACAAGAAAGTTGATATAAGTAATAGTTACTCTCCTGAAAATAGCCAAATACAAGAAGAAATAGACGAGTTATCAGGCCTTGAACCTAGTTATGATCTGGGCGAAGTATCCGTTTTATACGAAGTCCACTGTAATTTAGATATAGATGGTTTTGAAGATGTGGATGAAAACGGTAACATGACTGGTGTAAAACTACCTTATATCGTAACTATAGATGCTAGTAGTAATAGTGTCTTAAGTATTTACCGTAATTATGCAGAAAATGACCCTTTACGTAAAAAAATAGAGTATTTTGTGCATTTTAAGTTTTTACCTGGCCTAGGATTCTATGGATTTGGCCTAACACACATGATAGGCGGTCTTTCAAAGGCCTCTACAAGCATATTAAGACAGTTAATTGATGCTGGTACCCTTGCAAACTTACCCGCAGGGTTTAAAACGCGTGGAATTAGGATTAGAGACGAAGATACACCTTTACAACCAGGTGAATTTAGAGATGTTGATGCTCCAGGTGGTATTTTAGGGCAAGCTATACAACCTTTACCCTTTAAAGAACCTAGTCAAACACTTTTAAGCTTGTTAAATTTACTGGTAAATGCAGGCCAAAGGTTTGCTTCTATTGCTGAGATTAATGTGGGTCAAGGTAATCCAAACGCTCCAGTTGGTACAACATTAGCCTTGCTTGAAAGATCTACAAAAGTTTTATCTGCTATACATAAAAGACTACATAACTCACAAAAGAAAGAATTTCGTATTCTTGCTAATGTATTCCAAGAATATTTACCGCAAGAGTATCCGTATAACGTAGCAAATGCTAATAACAGTATTAAATTAACTGATTTTGATGAAAGGGTTGATATTTTTCCTGTATCTAATCCAGATATATTTAGTCAATCACAACGTATTGCTATGGCACAAGAAATGATGCAATTAGTGCAATCTAACCCTGAAGTACACGGCGCAGCAGGTATTTATGAATCATATAAGCGTATGTATGCTGCAATTGGTGTGGATAATATAGAACAAATATTAATGCCACCTCCATCAACCGAACCACAACCACAAGAAGCTGGTTTTGAAAATAACGCATTATTATTGGGTAATCCTGCTAAGGCTTTTCCAGAACAAAACCATGACGCACATGTTGCAACACACATGAGTTTGTTGAATACACCTCCTGTTCAAATGAACGCACAGGTACAAGCTTTGATACATGCACATATTATGGAGCATTTACAAATGAAAGCTGATATTGTAGCCCAGCAACAAATGCCACCAGAAGTTATGCAACAGTTCCAACAGTTACAACAGCAGGCTCAACAAGTTAGCCCAGCTGAACAGCAAGCTATTATGCGAGAGGCTAATAATTTGTTAGCACAATTTTCTGCTCCAATTATGTCTCAGCTTATTGCCGAATATACATCTAAAATAGCATCTCCTGATGACGAAGATCCATTAGTAGCTATAAGAAAACAAGAGTTAGCACTAAAAGGACAGGAATTAGCTATGGAGCAACAACAATTTATAGCACAAGAAAATAGAAAAGCACAAGACGCTGCAACTAGAGCTCAAATAGATCGAGAAAGAATTGACGCATCAGAAGAAATAGCTGAAATGCGTGATGAAACAGCTAGAGCCCGACTAGATCAACAACGTGAATTTAAAAATTTAGATTTACTTACCAGAAATTAATAGTTGCAAAATTTAATTTAAGTATTCATAATAACAGACATGATTAAAAGAACAGAAATCAATCAACAAAAAACACCTACTGTAATGAAAAATAAAAATCCTTACAGTAACAAAGGCAGCGTGTCTTTGAAAACAAACCAAGGAACTTTTGATACAAATGTAAAACCTAAGCCTGGTATGGGTAAAGGTAAAGCTAGAGGCATGGGTATTGCAGAGTTTGGTGGCAAGTTTTCTGGTGTTTATTGATGGATGCGGTTTGGCTTGCTAAAAAGTTTTTAAAAGAAATAGAAGCAAGGCGAGAAGACACTAAAGATGCTATGTTAGCAGGCTGCAGTGATTTTTCTCAGTACGAGTTTTTGCGTGGGCGGTACAGTTCTCTCGCTGACGCAGAAAATATATTTAGAGAGCTGCTAGGGAAAAACATACAAGATGACATCAAAGATACAGGTACCTGACCACGTAGCCAAGTCAATAGAAGCAGAACAAAAACTCAAAGAACAACAAGAACAAGAAACTTCGCAAGAAACAGAGGTTGAAGAAACTAATGAAAATTCAGCCTACGTATCACAATCAGCGAGAGTTTTAGATCCAACATTATTAGAAAAATCATTTTTAGATCGTATGCCACAACCTACAGGGTGGAGAATATTAATTTTACCCTATAAAGGCAAAGCGGTTACTGAAGGTGGAATACACTTAGTTCAACAAACAGTAGATAGAGAATCTTTGGCTACAGTTGTTGGTTATGTGGTAAAAATGGGTCCTGATTGCTATAAGGATGCAAGTAAATTTGATCATCCTTGGTGTCAGGAAAAACAATGGGTATTAATAGGCAGGTATGCAGGAGCTAGATTTAAGCTTGGAGACGAGTCTGAGTGCCGTATCATAAATGATGATGAGGTTATAGCTACCATACTTGATCCTGATGATATTCTTGCAGTATAAGGAGAAATAATGTCTGAAGAAGCAGTAAAAAACGAAGAAATAGTTGAAGAAGGTGAAATAGTAGAACTTGAAGATAGTGTGGAGTCTACTGATGCCCCTGAAGAACAAAATGAATTAGTACAAAATGAAGACAACAATAATGTTGAATCTGAAGCCGAATCTGATAAAGAAGAATTACAAGACTACTCAGATAAAGTACAAAAAAGAATAAACACCCTAACTAGAAAGCTAAGAGAGGCTGAAAGAGGTCAAGATTCTGCTTTGCAGTATGCTCAATCATTACAACACAAAGTTAATAGACTTGAAACTTCTGTAAATACAGTTCAACAAAATAGCTTATCAGAATCAGAAACTAGATTAGAAGCACAAAAAGCACAAGCTATGGCATCTTTACAAAAAGCACATGAAGTTTCTGATTACGAAAAAGTTGCTCAAGCTCAAGATGTTTTAGCTAAATTAGCAGTACAAGAACAAAAAGTGCAAGAGGGTAAATTAAATATTGCTCGACAAAAAAATTTAGTAAATCATAATGTACAAAACTATGTACAACCACAAGTTCAACAACAAAGTACCTTTTCTTCTAAAATGCAAGGGTGGATTGAAGACGGTAATGATTGGTTTTTAAATAATCCAGTTATGCACGAAAGTGGCGTTAAAATACATCAAGAACTAGAAGATGAGGGGTTTGTGATTGAAAGTGATGAATATTTTACTGAGGTAAACAAAAGAATTAAGGCTAAACACCCTGATTATTTTGGAGAATCAGCCCAATCTAAGCCATCACAAAAGGTTGCTTCAGCTGGTAGAGTAAGCGGAAATTCTGGTAAAAAACAGATAAAACTCTCTCCAAGTGAAGTTCAAATGGCAAAAAAATTAAACGTACCTTTGAAAGAGTACGCAAAATATGTTAAAAGGTAATAGTTATGACTGAAAAAGATAACAACAATTCAAACAGAACACCACGTTCTGCCGACACTCGAGCTAAAAAAGAAGCTCGCAAACCATGGAGCCCAC